ACTAGAAAATGGCTAAGCTTTATAAACATATAGCAAGGCTCTTTTCAGAGAACGATAGGAGAAAATAATGGCATTTCATTTTAGTAGAGATACCAAAGTATTTATGAAGTTTCACGCTAGTGCAGTAGGCACAGACGATGCACTTTATGAAATACCAGTACTAGATGGATTCTCATTCAGCCAGGCAACCAATACTTCAGAGATTACTCTGAACGAGGCTGCAGATGGGTCAACCCTCAGAAGTAAGAGAGGACGAGCTATGTTCAATGACTCTTTTGCTCCTGCTGAATGGAGTTTCAGTACTTACATGCGACCAACCCTTTCAGGTACTGGAAGCAGTCCTGCCGGTGATACTTGGAATATTGCTAGTGGTGTAGGACAACACGCTGGACAAGGCAAGAAATTTGCCGTAGAAGGTCCCTTGTGGGGAGCTATGAGTGCAACCACGTATAACCTAGCAACAGGTGGAACGGGAGCACCAACAGCTTCATCTTGGGAACCAAATGTGTTTAATTTTGAAAATTCAAACATGGTAGCACTCGGAGTATTTGATTTATTCTTTGTACTTGGAGCGGCTAACGACACAGACGGTTCTTATGCAACAACTGCGGACGGTAATGTAACAATTTACAAAATATCAAATTGTTCAGTAGGTTCTGCTTCGATAGACTTTGACATTGATGGACTAGCACAAGTTGCTTGGTCTGGTCAAGGAGCTATTATAACAGAACAAGCTACGCTTGATACCGCTGCAGATGCAGAAGCAAAAAAAGGTCTTATTAACGAAGGCGTATCTAGTACGTCTAACTTTGTTAGACAAAAATTAACAAGTATGACAGCAACATATGATGTTTCTGAATCAGTCGGAGAATCTGTAGGTTCCGACTCAACTTACGTACTAACCCTAACAGGTGGAAATATAACTATTGAAAATAATCTTAGTTATTTAACACCAGAAACTCTAGGAGTTGTTAACCAACCTCTAGGACATGTTATGGGTACAAGAAGTATAAGTGGAAACTTTACTTGTTATCTTAATACTGTAGATCAAGGATCTGCGGAATTATTTGAAGATCTATTAGAAGGCACAAGTACAATTACTAATGCTTTTGACTTAGACTTTTCAATCGGTGGAGCGGGGCAAACACCTCGTATAGATGTATCTATTCCAAAAGCACATTTAGAGTTGCCAACGCACTCTATTGAAGATGTGATTAGTTTAGATGTTAATTTCCACGGATTACCTAAAGACATTTCTGACAGCGCGATAGCATCGGGCGAATCAGAAATAGTAGTTACATACCAGTCGTAAGTAACTTAAATTAACAATATAAGGTTGGGGGCACAGCCCCCGGCCTTCCTTTTATAGGAATGGAATAAATGAACGAACAAACAGTAAAAGAAACGAAAGCCGAACCAGTATCGCTTAAGAGTCTCATGACTCCAAGTAAAACGGTTAGCTTCGACTATCCCGGCTGCGACGGGTTTAATGTATCACTTTGCTACTTAGCAAGGGAAGAACTTATAAAATTAAGAAATCGTTGTACAAAACAAGTTTTCAATAAGAAGACTAGAAGTTATGTAGAAGAGATGGACGATGATAAGTTTTTAGAAGAGTACACCAAAGCAGTTATTAAAGGGTGGGTAGGATTTAAACTAGGATTTGCAAAAAATATGCTACTACTAGGTGATTTAACTCCTGAACAGGAAGAAAAAGAATTAGAATTTACACAAGATAATGTGGAAGTTTTAATGAAAAATTCCCCCGATTTTGATAGTTGGGTTACCGAAATGGTGGGTGATCTTGAAAATTTTACCAACAGCAAGTAGATTATATACTTGCTTTAATACAGCGGTACTATGCTGATAGCATAACACTAGAACAGTACTTAAATATGGTGGAACAGTTAGGTCAAGAACCTGACTATGACGAAATGCCCCCTGAGATAAGCGATTTTCCAATCGAAGTACAGGAGGCTTTCTTATTACATACAATGATGCCTGATAGATGGGACGGGGCTAGTGGAAGTTATATGGGCAAAGATTGGGTTGCCTTAGAACCGCTACTTAACATAAACGAAATAGAAGATAAAAGAATCTGTTGCTTTTTCTTGAAGCATATTGAGTCCGCGCATACGATGAGTGTCAATGAGCAGGTCAAAAGACAGCAAGAAGTCCAAATGAGACGAAATAAGAGCAAATAGATTATGGCAAAAAAGAGAATCGAAGCCGCTGAGATTGTTATAACCACCACTGATGGTGGTTCAATGAAAATCACGGGTCAGGAAGCAAAAAAATTAGCCAAACAGATGAAAGGTCTGGGTGGAGCTTCTCAGAGCACGGATAGACGAATAAAGGGTGTAACCCAACAATCTTCAAACGCATCAAAAAACTTTAGTAAGCAAGCACAAACCATGCAAGGTGGGATTGTTGCTGTTTATGCACAAATAGCGGCTAACGTATTTGCTGTCTCTGCTGCATTCCAATTTTTAAAGAGTTCATTCGAAACTCGAAACTTAATCGAAGGTCAAAAAGCTTTCGGATCAATAACAGGCGTCGCCTACAAAACCCTAACTAGTGATTTACAAGATGCAACAGCTGGTATGCTTCAATTTAAAGAGGCAGCTAGTGCTGTAGCTATTGGTACGGCTTCAGGATTAAGCGGGGGACAAATAACAAAACTTGGGGAAGCAGCAAAAAATGCTTCAATGGCATTAGGTCGAGATTTAACAGACTCATTTAATAGGTTGATTCGTGGTGTAACTAAAGCGGAACCAGAACTTTTGGACGAATTAGGTATCGTTTTAAGACTAGAGAACGCTACAAGAGACTATGCAGCAGCAGTAGGTAAAGCCAGAGAAGATTTAAATGCGTATGAAAGAACACAAGCGGTTTTAAATGATGTACTAACTCAAGCAGAGACAAAATTTGGAAGAATAACAGAATTGATGGATCCTGACGCATTCGCTTTAGGACAATTACAAAAAGAAATTGACGATCTAGTAATGGGATTCCAAGAATTATTAGTAGGAGGATTATTGCCTGTTATAGGCTTCTTCAAAGAGAACGCTTTAGCACTTGTAGCCGCAATAGGATTATTTGTAGCTCCTATAATTAAAGGTATGTTTGGTGACTTAGACGAAGCAGCAGAAAACGCTAAAAACAACTTCAAAAAGCATGCAGACGATATGAAAGAAGTTGGTAGAGATTCTGGTCAAGAAATACGATCTGCATTTGCAGGCGCTAGAAAAATAGACCCATCACAAAATTTAGAGTCTATGGAAGCATTAGACAAGATGGGTGTTAAAGGTAAAGGTCCAGAAATAAAGGACGATAAAGGCAAGAAAACAGGGTATAAACAATTAAATAAAAGACAAATAGCCGCATATAGAAGAGCCATCAAAGAAAAGAAAGGTATTTATCAGAAGTTCAATCTACAAGAAAAAAGAGCATTTAGACAACACTTAGCTACTCAGGAAGCCCTATTAAATAAGAGTAGCAAAGTTCAAGTTAGTATAGTAAAACGTACACAGATGTTAAAAGATGGTATTGTTAAGGCGGGAACTGCGGTAGTAGCTGGTGTAGAAGCTGCAAAAGTGGGAATAGTAAGAGCTGGTGCAGTTGCAATGAATGCTGCAATGACAGCTGCTGGTGTTATTGGTGTATTTGCAATGATATTGTCTCTTGGTTGGCAAGTAATAAAATGGTTCATGAATCTAGATAAAGCAGCCGCGGCAGCTAGAGCAGAAACAGAAAAATTTACAGAAGCACAAAAAGAACTAGGCGATGAACTAAGAAGAATGACTTCAGTAAGAGATCAAGGCTTACTAGGTTTAGCAGATGGAGTCGAACAAACTGGTAATGCTTTACAAAGTTATGATATTAAGAATAAATTAGGGCAAATAAATAAAGAAATGGATAAATTCCATGGGGCTGCTGAGGACTGGAAAGATACTGATTTTGCCGAAGAAGCCTTCAGAACTGCAAGAGAACTAGAAAGAATAGAACCTAGAATGAAAGGGTATGCTGATGCTATTCGTAATATGGACGAAGACGCATTAAAAGTACATGAAAATACATGGCTTGAAATTGCAAATGAGATAATAAATGCAGCACAAGCCTTAAAACGTTTCTCTGAAAATCAAAAAGCTATAGGTAAGCAAATAGATTCTCTAACTAAAAAGATGAATAAAATGCCTTTTCAGGATTTAATAGCGCCTTTAACAGCATCAGTTAATGATTTTGATGAAGCAATGGTAGAAGTAACAAATAGAGTTGGTCAACTGAAGAAAGATATGGAGATGAAAGCTTCAGGCACTCAGTTCCAAGATGTTGTATCCACCCAAATAATTAACCAATACAGTACGCATGGCACAACTTCGATGACGACTAGAGATAAATCGGCTGCACAAGCAAATGCAAGAACTCTTCTTGACGAAATGAAAAAGAGGGGAGGAGATACTTCAACAATATCTGGTAGACAAAATATATTTGCTGGCATTAACTGGGCTAAAGGTGGTGGCATGGGTGATTGGGACGCTGATGAGATCAGTTCTGAACAAGATCTTTTTGATGCTATTACTGAAAGATTTATGGAAGATAAATCTGGTGGTGGAGAAGGATCAAATCTTCAAGCAATCCAAGATATGTTCGGTGAAAAGGCAGCTGGAGCAGCTAAAACAGCATGGGTTAAAGCGACTAAAGAACAGAGAGGCATGATCCAACAGAACGCACGTAATAAACTGTTGCTAGATAGTATGCTTAAAACACAAGAGGCCGCTTTAGGTTTTGCAGAAAAGGAAACAGCAGCTAAAAAGAAATTAGCTGACGCAGGAATTGGTACTACGGCAGATCTCAAAAAACTCAAAAATAAAGCAAAAGTTGACCAACAAATAGCAAAACAAAATAAAGCTGACCTAGCTCACCAAACTGCAATGAATGTGAAACAAATGGAGGAGTTAAAACTACTTCAACAAGCTCAAACCTTTTTAACAGAAGCAGAAGGTAGTCAACTATCTCAGGCTGATATTCAAGATATGAGTCTTGAGGAAATTAAAGAGCACGTGAAAACCACAATGCCAAAGCAGGTAACACAATTAGAAGCTCAACTAAAAACTCAAACAGGTGTACTTGATAATTCAGTAAAAGCAGTAGAGAACTCTAAAGGCGAATTGGATTTAGAAACTCAGATAACTACTAATAAACAAGCGCAAAAGGTATTAGATGATTTAGCTGTTGACAGAGCAGAAAGATTAAAACAGCTAACATGGGATCGTCTCATGATGGAGAATGCAATAGCAGGAAGAAAAAGAGACAGAGAAACCGGTGGCGGAACTGGTGTAGCACAATTTGGTTGGGCAGCAAAACGAACTGAGTGGGCGGATAAGCAAACAGATCTTACAGCAAGAATTGGTACTAATAATACAGCCATTTCTAATGCGCAATCGAATTTAAGCGACCAAGCAGGTTTTACAGCTGGAACAGACTTTACAGGTTCTGTGGAGTCGATTAGAGCGGCTTACGGAGGAACGAATGTAGATGAAATAGAGACCATGCTAAAGACTCTTAATACAGAGAGACAAAAAGGAAAAGACTTATCTGCTGAACAACTAAAGTTAGATAAAGCAGGAGTAAACTTCATAAATGAAAGTTTGGGAGTGCAGTTAGAAAAAACTAAATGGCAGTCAAATCAAGTGTTAGCACTTAACCCTGCAGAAGCTCTTTTCCAACAAAATTCACTTAAATACTTAGATCAGTTTGGACAGCTATCTACGGAAAACGCTAAGATTGTAGCTGATATGTCAGTTAAGCAAGCAAGCGTAAATATAGAATTGGAACTAAGTAAAGGAGTAGCAAGTACCCTACAGAATGGATTTGTGAGTATGTTCCAATCACTAATTGACGGTTCTAAGTCATTTAAAGACTCTATGAAAGATTTAGCCAAATCAGTACTAGCTGATTTAGCAGCTATGTATCTAAAAGCTGCAGCACTTAAGTTTATGTTAGCATTTATGCCAGGCGGTAATGCAGTTATGGAAACTCTCAAAGGCACTAGGTATGGGGGAATCAGATCTCGTAGTTTTGCAGGAGGAGGAGTAGCAAGTGGACCTGAATCTGGATATGCAGCAATGCTTCACGGCACGGAAGCAGTAGTACCTTTAGGAAATGACAGAGCCATACCAGTAGATTTACGAGGAGGCGGGGGTAATACAGTTAATGTTTCTATAAGTATGCAAGGCGGGCAATCTCAAACTTCTACTGCAGGTGGTGGATCAGATATGCAAGCACTTGGAAGATCAATAGGTGGACTTGTTCAACAACATTTACAAACAGAAATGAGACCGGGCGGACTTCTTAATAGACAAGGAGCATCGGGTAGACAAGGCGGAGGCGGATAATGGCAAACGGATTAACAACTAATACAGTACAAACAGGCGGCGGAACAGTATCTGCAGGCACTAATATAACAGGATTTAGCGCCCCCGTAATGTTTGATAGAGGAGCTTCTGAAACGCCTAAACCTAGAGTTATTAAGACGCAGTTCGGCGATGGATATGAGATGAGAATGGTAAATGGTATAAATAATATACCTCGAAGTTGGAGTCTTGTATTTAATAATCGTACTAATGATGACATTGATAACTTATACGCTTTTTTCCAAGAACTCGCAGGAGTAAGTACTTGTAGATTAACAGTACCTGATACAACTGCTAGTGGAGATGAAGAAGCAGTAACAGTAGTAATTGAAGAATATAATAGAACTTTTATCAATGCAGAATACTATGCTTTGTCTTGCACAGCTAGAGAGGTTTTTGAGTCGTGACCGATCCTATTGTTGGTACTAATAATGCACTAGTTACTGATCTTCAAGGACAATCTCAGGCTAGTGGCTATATTACTGTTTATGAATTAGAGCTACCTGATAGTGGAATTGGTGGAACAGGGATAGATAAGTTATTTTTTCATGATGGTCGAAATGGTACTAGTGATATTACTTGGTATAGTTTACTAAATGAAGATAATTTTGGATCTGGTACTGTAGGACATTACAGTCAACGAACATATCAAGCATTGCCTATAGAAAGTGAAGGTTGGGAAGTTAGGGGTTCAGGTACTGGTAGTTTACCACGACCTACAATACGATTAGGTAATATAAACCAGTTCTTTAAAGCATATTTAGCAGAGTGGGACGAGTTAATAGGAGCAAAGATAATACGAAGAAGAACTCTAGAAAAATATTTAAGTACTACTCCACCAGTAGAATTTAATAGAGATGTTTATTATATAGAAAGAAAATCAAGTGAGACTCCAGCACTTATTGAGTTTGAACTTACTTCTGCATTTGATGTAGAAGGAATCAAGTTACCTAGAAGAAATATATTGGCAGCACGCTGTCCTTGGAAGTATAAAGATACCGAGCAAGGTGGTTGTAATTGGCCTGAAGATAATGTCTATGGTGGCAATACTCTATATTTTAATAAAGACGATACTCGAATTACTTTAGATACAACTTCTCCAGGCGCTACTGAGTACACTTATTGGGGTAGACAAGATGGTCGTGTTACTAATGGTGGCGGATATATAAATCAAAGTTATAGCGTAGGAGACTATGTTGAGTATCAAAGACCTATAGGAAGTTTATATAAAGTTAAAAAACTGGAATACTCATCAACTGTGACTACTCTTACTTTAGAAAGTGCTTCAATAGCAGGAACTTTTTCAGCAGGAGAATATATAATAATTAAAGGAATGTCAACAAGTAGTGCTAATCATAAAAATTATCCATTATATGTTGAAGGTAATTCTGGAGCAACTATAACTGTTGAAACTGATGGAAGTCATACTGCTACTATTGGAGATGGTAGTACAGATATAGGATATATACAAGTATGTAGAAAAACGCTATACAAATGTATAACAGCACATTCTATTACAACATCAGATTCTATTGATGACTTAATAAAACCTACTAATATTTCTTATTGGGAATTTGGAGATGTTTGTGGAAAACGTCTAAGTTCATGTGCAGCAAGATTTGGTCACGTTGATACTGGATCGGTAGATGTAATTCACATAAAAATGACTGATGGAGTACTACAAGGAGGTTCTGGATATACTAATGGAACAGGTTTAAGTCTTGTTACAATAGCAGCGCCTACTGGCTCAGATCCTGTAACTGCAACAGCTACATGTGATGTAGTAGGTAATAAAGTAACAAAATTTAATATAGTTGAGAAAGGCAACGGATATGAAAGTAATCCAACTGTTACTATATCAGGAGGGGGTGGATCAGGAGCTGTAGCGGAAGCTAGAGTTAAATATCAATCAACAGATAATGTGGCACTACCTTTTGGTGGTTTCCCGGGAGCAAGTTTCGGATAATGATCGAACCAGTACTAGA